GGTGGTTATTGCTCAGCTGGCGCCGGGGTCGCCTAACCCGTCCGGCACTCGCGTGCCGGGCTTGACGCCATCCAATGACTTAGGACAACTGTACGGAGTGGTCCACGGCGAAGGTCACTGGGTATGATGGAGGGATGAGTTTTTGGATCTCATCCAAACGATCCTCAGCGATGAGGAGTTCGACACGGATTTGTGTCTCTGGTGTGATACCGAACAGCTCGCCAACCAGCCGACGGGCGGCTTGGGTGGGCCGAAACGGCGCGAGCGCCCGTTCGAAAGCGCTCTCATCGTCGACAGGAATTTCATTCCAGTCGCCGGTATGATGCTTCACGACAACACCACGAGTGATGTCCAAAGCACGGCGCGCGATCACCCCGACAATAGGACATTGTGGGAGTTCGCACGCCAAACTGAGTGCTTTACTGCGCAGCAACTCATCCATAATTCGGTTGCCAGCCCCCAAGAAGCTGGTGGTCCAACCGAACGTCTGGAACACTCGTCGCGGGTCCTTGACAATCGTGCCATCGGCAGCACATGTCAGCCCGCAAAAATGGCCATGGCAAACGTCAGGGAGTTCCTTGAGCTCGACCGTGAGCCCGAGAAGCGCAAAGTCATCAGCGAACAACTGCTTCTCGGTGACAAACAGCCCATCGTCTCCCTCAACAAAGCCCTCACCATGCATTTGGTTTCTTTCGCAAACCCAAAGAAATGCAAGGTAATTCTCAAGGCCATTGAAAAGACTCGTAAATGAAGTCCCGGACATTCGCTCACCTTCAACTGCGAATTCCAGGCCGTCGAAAAGATGAATGATGTTCTCGCCTGTTTCAACTTCCTCAGCGAGGTGGCAAAGATCGGGCGCCGCTGCGCCGGCGACGTGCCACATTACTTGGATTTCACAGGCCTTTTGCAGTTCGGGCAAAAGAGAGCCTTCGAAACAGCTGTAATCGCTTTCGGTAGCGTGACAACCCGCCCATCCCATCCGGGCAATCCTCTTCGGACGCTCAGGGACAGGGGTGTGTTTGATGAAAATGTCCTCCAGCTGGTAAACAACTCTTTCGATGCTCTTCGCCAACGGTCCAACAAACACCAGATAGCGATCGGGTCTCGCATTGATGAATCTGGCATTCTTGAACTCACCGTACGACTCATTCTTGATGTGACTCTTGGTTTTGTGGCACTGACTCGGCGTCGGAATGCCACCACGTTCTTCAACCTCCATCCTCGTCCGTCGGAGTTCTTCTTTTCTTTTAGTGGTATAGGGTGAACTCTCAAGCCACTCTTCGAAGGACATGATTGTGCTTAGGCGTGGCAACGTCGCCAGACACCAGCGATACACGAACCGCCGATATCCAAGCAACACTGCACGGCTAGCCGGCACAATATCAGAGAGCAGTCGTTTACGCGCTCCACGCACCATCGTGTCGGGGTCATTACGATCGATGGATATCGGAGCATAGCCAGGGATGGCACCCCAATTAAGGCGACGAAAGTTCCGGCTGCGAGGGCGGACACCCCCAGGAATCGACATGCGAGCAGATCCAGATTCTGTCCTGCGGCTTGCTGGGAGTGGAAGTCCCACCTCGGTAGGTCGTAAGCCGTAGGCGAACACCTTTCGGTTTGCGGCGTAGGCCACGTGGTGCGAATGCGTGCGTATCCTGCCACGCACAATGCTTTGTGACAGCGACTGTGGTGGCCTCCCTTGGCGTTTAAAGGACAAACGTTAGTCAGGCATTCCACCATGGCCTCATTCCCGACTTTCAACTGAAGAGTGATTTCCTGCGGAACTGGCAAAGATGGCGCCGACGTGACCTTGTGGAAGGCAGAGTCCACGACGACCTCGTCGGCCACGTTATTCGGAAACGTGGCCGCCGCCATTGTCGTCATGTGTGGCGCGAACGCCGGCAATTCGGTACGCTCCCGCGGCAGGAGCTTCAATAGGGCCACAGCCGCCTGCGCGGCACGGTGAAACAGCCACGTGAGCGGAAAAACACGACCCACGGGCCGCGTAAATTTCTTGACGAAGCAATACACCTTGGACAGAATGCGGTTAAAGAAATCCCACGACGTCGCAAAATACCGCGCCGTGGGGTTTAACACCACAAGCTGCCCAACCTTCACTTCCTGCGACTCATACGGAACGAGCCGCGCACCTTCGTGCAGTTGGGCACGTGTATCGACGCGGTAACTACCGGGCTGGAACTTGCGCGCATACTCCAGCATCGCGCAAGGCCCGGGCCAATCACCGTCGAACAGACGCCCACGCACCGGGCCCCCGCCAAAGACCGGAGGC